GGCAGAGAGAAAACTAATGAGAAAGTTGTGGGGTTCCTTGACAAGATCTGTCAAATGGAACTTGAACCTTATATTGAAAGTTCTTACCAAGAACTGGCAGAGTATGTAAATGCTTATGACCAGAAGATGCAAATGAAGCGTGAGAACATCGCTGATCGTGGTATCTGGACAGCTAAGAAACGATACATATTGAATGTATGGGATAGCGAAGGTGTTAGATATAAAGAACCCAAGATGAAAATCATGGGTTTGGAAACGGCACGTTCCTCCACACCAGCGTACTTTAGGGATAAGTTATATGCAGCATTTAAGATTATTATCGGCAAAACAAATGATGAACTTATCTCTTTTATCAATGATGTCCGAACAGAAACTAGACAACGACCATACGACGAAATCGCCTTCCCCAGAGGAGTCAACAATCTGGCAAAGTATCGAAACCCCACAGATATCTACCAGAAAGGAACCCCCATTCACGTAAGAGGTGCCCTCTTATACAATCATTACGTCAAGAAATATAAGATTGAAAACAAGTATCCTCTTATTCAAGAAGGCGAGAAGATCAAATTTTTATATCTCAAGACACCAAACCCAATTCACGAAAACTGCGTCAGCTTCTTTGGTGAAATACCTAAAGAATTTGCTATTGAAAAGTACGTTGATTATCAAACACAATTTGAAAAATCTTTTCTCGAACCGCTCAAAAACGTGCTACAATGTATTGGATGGACGCATGAGAAAAAAGTTTCGATTGGGAGTTTCTTTGAATGAACGTCTGGGTTGTGAGTTGGACTAATCATATTGTGGGACAAATTAGTCCAGACAATATCAAATGCTTTGAGGAGTATGAGACTGCTAGAGCGTTTGCTAAATTGATGAGTAACAATTACTCTTATGTAAACATGTATGAAGATGAGGTAAAATCATGGGATTCCTAGATACAGTAATTAAGGAAAGTGGTAATGAGTACGCTGCTCTGGTTAGTGATGGCGTTGCTGCTGGTGACGTTACTACTTTTGTTGATACGGGTTCTTATATTTTTAATGCACTCGTTAGTGGATCTTTGTTTGGCGGTATCCCTTCCAATAAAGTCACAGCACTCGCAGGAGAAACTAGTACAGGAAAAACTTTCTTTGCACTTTCTGTTGTTCGTAGTTTTCTTGATGCTAACCCCACTGGTGGCGTTATCTACTTTGAAAGTGAGTCTGCTATTTCTCGGGATATGATTGAGAACCGTGGCATCGATAGCAAGCGTATGATTATCTTTCCTGTGGGAACGATTGAAGAATTCAGGACACAAGCTTGTCGTATCCTTGATAAGTATTTGAAAGAACCAAAGGATGAGCGTGTGCCTATGCTGTTTGTTCTTGATAGTCTTGGTATGCTTTCTACTAATAAAGAGATGGAAGACGTTGCCAACGACAAACAAGTTCGTGACATGACCAAATCTCAACTAATCAAAGGTGCCTTCCGTGTGCTGACTTTGAAACTAGGACAAGCACAAGTTCCGATGATCGTCACCAATCATACATATGATGTGATTGGATCTTATGTTCCGACAAAAGAAATGGGTGGTGGTACTGGTTTGAAGTACGCTGCTTCCACAATCATTTATCTTGGAAAGAAGAAAGAAAAAGATGGTACGGAACTTGTGGGAAATATTATCAAGTGCGAAGCTAAGAAATCAAGACTAACCAAGGAGGGTAGCAAAATTGAAACCAGACTTTACTTTGATGAGCGTGGATTGGATCGGTATTACGGACTATTGGAACTGGGTGAGGAGCACGGAGTATTCACTCGTAAGGGCAATCGGATCGTTGTTGGCGAATCCGCTGTTTATCCTTCTGTTATTCTTGCCGATCCCCAGAAGTATTTTACCGAAGAAGTGATGGCACAATTGGAAGAAGCAGCACGTAAAGAGTTCTCTTATGGCAACTGAGCGTATTGAAGAAACTATTTTACGTAACCTTCTTTACAACGAAGAGTATTACCGTAAGGTAGTTCCATTTCTAAAAGCAGATTATTTTAACGAATACCATGAACGTATTATCTTTGAGGAAATTGCTGACTTTGCCAGTAAGTATGACAAAGTACCTACTCAAGAAGTCATCTCAATTGACCTCCAATCTAGAAACGATCTTACAGAAGACACATTCCAAAGTTCGTTATCTACCCTCAAATCCCTTGGAGACGAATGGGTTGACTACAACTGGCTCCTTGACGCCACAGAAAAGTGGTGCCAAGACAGAGCAATCTACCTTGCCCTCATGCTATCTATCAAGGTCGCAGATGGAGGTGATAAGAAACTATCAAAGGATGCGATCCCTGGCATTCTCCAAGAAGCACTAGCAGTATCTTTTGATGAACACATCGGACACGATTACATAGAACAAGCTGAAGAACGTTACGAGTTTTATCATAGAACTGAAGAAAAGATCCCGTTTGATCTAGAGAAGTTCAACTTCATTACCAAAGGTGGTCTTCCTAATAAAACTCTCAACATCGCTCTTGCTGGTACAGGTGTTGGTAAAAGTCTATTCATGTGTCACATGGCTAGTGCCTCTCTCACACAAGGTCTCAACGTTCTCTACATTACATGTGAAATGGCAGAGGAAAAAATCGCTGAACGAATTGACGCAAACTTGCTGAATGTAAATGTCAAAGATATTGCTGAACTACCTGAAGTTATCTTTACTTCTAAAGTCCAAGAGATCTCTAGAAAGACTAGAGGCAAACTTATTATCAAAGAATATCCAACAGCATCCGCCCACGTCGGACACTTCAAGGCATTACTTTCAGATCTTTCCTTGAAAAAAAGTTTCAAACCTGATATAATATTTGTAGATTATCTAAACATCTGTGCGAGTGCGAGGTATAAAGGTGCGATTGTCAATTCTTACACGTATGTCAAAGCGATTGCTGAAGAGCTGCGTGGTCTTGCTGTGGAACATAATGTACCGATTGTCTCTGCTACTCAAACTACTCGTAGTGGTTATGGTAATAGCGACCCTGACCTTACCGATACTAGTGAGTCTTTTGGGCTTCCTGCCACTGCTGATTTTATGTTTGCCCTTATCTCTACTGAGGAACTTGAACAACAGGGTCGCCTTATGGTCAAACAACTTAAAAACAGATACAACGATCCAACTGCCTCTAGAAAATTCATGGTGGGAATTGACAGAGCGAAGATGAAGCTGTATGATGTTGCTGATGATGCTTCTGCTATCAGCATCAACGATGAAGATCCTGGCGAAGAGTTTGCCCAATTTGCTGAAACACAAAACCGTTTATCTAAATTTGCTGAGTGGAATGTATGACTATTGATTTTGCCCGTTATGAAAAGTTTGTGGACGCTGTTACTTCAGACGCTTCTACAGACTTTGTTGCCCTGTCTGATCGACTTGTTGAGTTGGATCGTAAGGGTGCCAATATTGAACGACTGCTTACTGCTGGTGTCGGTATTAATGCTGAGGGTGGTGAGTTTCTTGAGATCATCAAGAAAATGATTTTCCAAGGCAAACCCTTCAACGAAGATAACCGAGAGCATATGATTATTGAACTTGGTGATCTGATGTGGTATGTTGCCCAAGCTTGTCTGGCACTTGAAATTCCTTTTGATGAAGTGCTGGCACGTAATGTGAATAAACTTGAAAAACGATATCCTGGTGGGCAGTTTGATATCTACTACAGCGAGAACCGAGCGGACGACGACCTTTGATACTAACCTCCCTCTAAATACTAACAGGGAGGTTTTTTCTTATGGCTGGAATGTCTTGGGTAGATTATGGAAAGCCTGGTCCTGGCGGCCAGCAGTATCGTCTTGAAATTTTATATAATTATATTATCAATAGACAAACCATAGAGGTTGAAGGACCAGGCGGACCAAAAGCACTGGTTACAGCACCACAAGAAGTTGTTGAAGATATAAAAAAAGTGATTGATGGCAAAATGCTTTATGATTCCCCTGATAAAACTAATAAAAATAATTTTGTTTCAAAATATAGTGGTAGAAAAGTATTGCAAGCAATTAAAAAAATGGGGAAAAAACAAGCACTAACTCAAATTACTTTTTCAAAGATAAAGAAAACTGTAGCATTTGGAAGTAACAAAGGATCTGGCGGTGGTGCTGATGCTACTGCTTTATTTGAAGGAGCAGCATGTTGGGTGCTAGCATTTAGATATTCTTTAAGAAAAGATATAGATGAAGATTACCAGATTACTATTGAAGATTTTGAGAAAGTAAAATCATCTGTGAATACTGATAAGTCGATGGAAGAGATACACCAATTCTTATTGGATAATCCTGTGTGGATGAAATCTAGTATTAAAACAGCAAACAAACTATATTTTTATCAGTCGTATAGAAATAATAATTTTGTGTTCTATCGTGGTACTGATATTGTAGATATAATAGCAAAGCATTATTTGAAAGTAAATAAAGCATCTGGCAGACCATTCAGTGATATTAATAAATGGTCTCCAGCTGACATATGGATGTATGATGGATCTATAACTGATACAACACTCTTGACAAACGAAATGACTTTTCAAGGTGGATATAATAAAGTTTTATTAGATCTTCTTAGGGAGAAAAGACTTATTGGAGTTTCTTTGAAAAAAGTTACTGCGGAAGCATCTATCAAAGCATATAATTTTACTAGGCATTCTTCACGATTAGAAGAACAAAAGAAATTTCAAAGTATTGGATCTAATAGTTTATATGGATCAATTGATATTTACTTATATGGTGAAGGATACAAAACTCAATTTAGAGATACTGCTGGAGATGGTACTACTTGGCAAGGAGAAATTAGTGGAGGAACTGCAAAGCATGGGAAAATTGGTGGGGGTGTTGTAAATTATCTATTGGAATCAATTTATGGAGAAGGAAACGGAATATTTGATGATTACCCAAATGTGAGAAGTATTGCATCTGCTTCTAGGAGTGGCGCATTAGATAAAAAAATATTTGAGCTTGCCACTAATAGATCTTCCCATGTCATTAAAGACGGAGAAGTTGTTTCTTTAGAACTAATAAAGAATGCATCAACTCAGTGGAAGTTTTCAAAATATATTGGATTAAAGTTATGTGATGTATTGATGAGTGGCACAGTGAAAAAAAGACATGAGTTCACAACAAAACTTTATCTCTACGCCACTTCTGCTTCTGATGATTCTGCCCCATTTATTAAAGTATCCTAATGGCAAACGTAACTCAATTAAAACATCTAGAACATTTAGAAGATGAAATGCTTAACTATGGAGTTGAAGGATGTGAATCTGC